CTTTAAGCGCCTGAACGTTTCCGTGTTCGGTGGAGACGTTAGTGAATGGTTCAATCGTAACCGGTCGTTTCTTCAGAGGAGAGGAATCTTTTTATCCGGAGATTTGGATGCAGCTACCGATAATTTCGACGGTAGGATCCTCAATGCTCTGCTTTTAGTCTTATTGGAAATGTTCCCTGATTACTTGACGGTAGACGATGTCGAGCAAATCAAAGCATTTACAACAGAAGCCACCTTCAAGATCGGTGGCCGACAGTATAAGCAGACGAGAGGTCAGTTGATGGGAAGTGTGATCAGTTTCCCATTCCTCTGCATTCTAAGTCTCACTGCTGCTCTATGTACTAAGAGCAATAGTTGGATTTTCAGATTCCTTCAGGTATCCCCTGAAGACGCGTTTAAGATTCTGATGTCGGTTCATAACATCGGAATCAACGGCGATGATGTCTTAATCCTGGACACGAGCAAGGATCGTAGCGCTAGCGAAAGGTGGCAATTTGGAGTCAAAGCCATCGGAGGGATTGTCTCTCGAGGGAAGACACTGGTGAATTCTGAGTATTTCACGATAAACTCAGAGCTCTGGACCAGAGCAGGAAAGGTGAATGTCATTCGCCCTTCTTTAATTACTGCTCTAACCGGTAATAACCAGTACTTCATCTCTCCCGCAAGGGAGTGGCTCGAATATGACAGCCTCCGGACTGGCAATGATTCCATTGTCTCCTTTGCTGCGTGTCGCGTTTGGGAGGTGGAAAAGAAGTTGAAACTTGATATCCCAGTTTCATTAGGCGGCCTTGGGCTCGTTAATTCGTTTGATCCTGAACGAATGTACGAGCACTGGCTAGAATCAGAGTATCTTTTACAGTTCAAGTTTAAGATTGGCTCTGATCGCTACTGGGAACAAGTTGATTCAGTTCGTGATGGCATGGCCCACCATGGCAAAAGGTATCCTGTCTATGTCAATAAAGCGATGAAAGACGCTTATAGCAGGATTTACGGAACCGATTGCATGGGATGGGATGCTAGTCCGAATGAACTGAAACTTCTTACAATTTTCGCTAGTGGGGCGCATCTAGCTCTGTACCCTAAAGACCAAGGTCGCATTATGCAAGAAAATGCGATTAAGGTTTTAAGGGGAAGAGGGACTAAGGATAAAGTCCGCACGAGACAAGATCTTCGTGCCTTGCACCAACCTGCTAAATCTAGCATCATTCAAAGTCTTAGGAACGTATATGACTTTATGATGGCCGGATGGAAGCAGATCCAGTTACCAGCGAAACTCCACCTCGCCTACAACGCGCACTGCCTTCCCGAGGTTCAAGAAAGAATTGTCGAAGAGGAAACTCTCGATTATATCGAATATCACAATCTGTCTGAGGATGAGCATCTCAGAAATTGTGAGGAAAGATATGAACGAGATAGACGATTCTGGGCTGAACGTAAGGAAAGCTGGCGCTTGCTCAGCTTGGAAGAAGATTAACTCTGACATGAGGCACAATCGGGTGCGAGTGATTACGCTGTGCGGGAATCATTTCAGAGAAAAAAAAAGAGTGCGACTCGTTGGGGTGAGTCCAGGTCCACAGTGGTGATGCTTTCTGTTCCCTAGTTTTTACTAGACATCTTCGGATGTGAGGCAGCGGATTGCTGAAGTGGACTTCCTAGTTCATCGGCGTAGATCGCCCTAGAAAATCAAAGAAGACTTTTGTTAGGAGTCTCGTCCTATAGGCTGCTTCATTTTTGAGTGGCTGAAGCAAAATACCAAGTTTAACCATTTATTTGGACGCTGGTTGAGCGCGGGGCGTTTCTTTTGACAAAAGAATGAAAAA